CTTGTTAATTTCAGGCTCAACAACAGATGCAACAACAGTTGCAACATATCCAACTGCTGATGAACTGCTTGGAATTATTGGTCGCGGTGCTGCAAGCGTTTATGGCGCAACTGCTGGACTTGCAAATCCATTTGCGCGCAACATGATTGCGTCAACTGGTCAGTGGTCAAACCTAATGACTTTGAATGACGCTGGACGTCCAATTTATTCACAGGTTTCAAATCCTATGAATCAACCTGGTGTTTCAGTGCCAACAAGTTTGACAGGAAACGTCGCGGGGTTGAATTTGTACGTTGACCCAACAAACGGCGGTGACGGAGACGGTACATTGCTAATCGTTAACCCTGACGCTTACACATGGTACGAAGGAACGTCATACCAACTACGCGCTGAATCAACTGCTGACGGTTCAATTACCGTGGGCGTGTATTCATTTGGTGCCGTGGCGACCAAAATTGCAGCGGGCGCATTCAAAAATAATAAGGCGTAATCGCAACAAACTAATCATGCGCCGTGGTCACTCCCGAACGCGGCGCAGCAGACGAAAGGGACGGAAATGCCAAGTATTGTTTCAACGGCGCAATTGCGCAGCATTCTTGGTGTTTCCGTTTCCCTATATCCTGACAGTTACCTAGACGAAATAATTAACACTGCTGAAGCGGTCATTTTGCCAATGTTGGTTGCAAATACAAATGCAGTCAACGCGTATGAATTAACAGATAACGTGGCAATTTATTACACCCAACGTGAACACCATTTTGTTGCTGGTCAATCAATAATTGTGACGGGATTACCCGCACCTTTTAGCGCAACAGTGACCGTTGTTAAAACAGGCGTATTCCATTTTACTGCTGCAATCACAAATGCAAATGTGACGTTGCGCGACATTATACCAACAGGCACGGCCACACTTTCGGGTTATTCTGCCGTTGATATCTACGCAAATTCACCACCTATTGAATCAGCCATTTTGGCAGTCAGCGTTGAAGTATTTCAATCACGCGTGGCCGCTGGTGGAGAAATCCAGGGTGTAGATTTTGCCAGCACGCCATATCGCATGGGTAGAAGTTTGACCAACCGTGTCAGCACATTACTTCAGCCGTTTCTTGATGTTGAAACGATTTGTCAATGACCGCATCAACAATTGCTGACACCCGCGCTGCCCTGGCAAATGCGTTTTCCGCTTTGGCTGCAAATGTGTACGCGTCAGTTCCCGAATCGCCAATTCCTCCAGCAATAGTGGTGGTTCCAAATTCACCTTACATGGAAGTTGTGTTAATTGGTAAGACACAAACAAAAGTCAAACTTAATTTTGCAATCACAGCAATTGTGTCATCAAATAGCAATGCAGGTTCATTAGATAACCTTGAAAAACTAATAATTGGAATTCTTGCGGCTATGCCGTCAGGATATGTTGTGGACGTTGTTGAAAAGCCAACAGTGTTGGAGGTTGGGCAATCCCCAATGCTTGTGGCTGACATCAATGTTTCAACCTATTACACACAGACAATCTAAGGAGAAAAAATGGCCACCACAGTAATAACTGGGCGCGATGTCACCTTTACTATTGGTGGCAATAATTTCGATGCTCAGGCAACTTCAGCAGTTCTTTCAAACTCACCAACAATGGTTCGTTATCAGACACTTGACGGCGTAGTAAATCGCCACATTGATGATGAATGGACTTTTGCCGTTGACATGTTAGCCGACTGGGGCGCATCACCTTCATTGTGTGAGACGCTTTGGGGTGTAACAGAATCAGCACCAAACACAGGAATCACAACAGTATTGACCGCGGCCACAGGCGCAGTGTTCACATTCTCAGTGCTTCCAGTATTTCCAAGCGCGGGCGGTGCTGCACCTGATGCACAAACAGTTTCAATGTCATTTGTTGTCGTTGGAACACCAGCAGAAAACTTTAGTTAAACCAACCAATCGGGAGACAAAATGAAACTACCAATCACAGTTGAGTTCAATTCGGGGGAGTCAGCCACCTATGTGGCTGCTCCACCTGAGTGGGTCAAATGGGAAAAAAACACAGGTCATACGATTAGCCAGGCACAAGAAAAAATTGGTATATCCGATTTGGTCTTTTTGGCTTATCACGCCATGAAGCGGGAAGCCGCTGGAAAACCAGTAAAACCAATTGAAGCGTGGACTGAAACCATTGCTGACGTGGTAGTTGGTGAGGCAGACCCAAAAGCCACGCAGTCGGAAGCCTAAACAGAATCATTTGGGAATTAGTCATTGCGACTGGATTACCCAAATCTGAATTTGAATCGGCTGAGGACATTCTGACCGCAATAGAAATTTTGGAGAGGCGCAATGGCTGAAGATGCAGTTGCCTACGATAAGGCAGAATTGCGCGCAGTCATTCGCGCTTTCAAAGTCATGGACGATGAATCTATTGCTGCCGCCAAAACTCAATCCAGTGCATTGGCTGAATACTTACAAAGAAAAATTCAAATGAAAGCGCATCAAATTAGGTCATCAAAAATGGCTGGCAAAATTGCTGACGGTTCGAGGGTTAGCAAATCTTCCAAAATCGGCGAAATTTCTTTTGGTTTTGCTGGTCAAAAATTCAGCGGTGGTGGCACAACCCAACAACTTTGGGGCGGTTCAGAATTCGGTTCAAATAAATATAAGCAATTTCCAGTGTGGTCAGGTCGGGAAGGCCGCGGTTCGCGTGGCTGGTTTATCTATCCAACCTTGCGCGCCGAACAACCTTATTTGGTAAAAGAATGGGAAAATGGCTTTGACAAGATTCTGAAAGAATGGGACAGATAAATGGCTGGAAGTAGAACGCTTAAACTTGCGTTACTCGCAGACATTGCTGATTTTTCAAAAAATATCAATTCTGCTGGAACCCAAAGCAAAACACTGGGTGACCAATTTGAAGATTTTGGCAAAAGGGCAGCATTGGCATTTGCGGCGGCTGCCGCAGCCATTGGTGCTTACGCTGCCGCAGCGATTAAAAACGCCGCTGCTGATGAAGCCGCACAACGCAATTTGGCGTTGACAATTGAAAACACAACAACTGCAACTTCAAAGCAAATAAAAGGCGTTGAAGATTACATAAGCAAAACATCATTGGCCATTGGTATTACTGATGACCAATTGCGTCCAGCATTTGGCCGTTTAGTTCGTTCGACAAAAGATGTTGAAGAAGCCCAAAAACTATTAAACCTTGCGCTAGACATTTCTTCAGCCACAGGAAAACCATTGGAAACAGTGGCGAACGCGTTAGGCAAAGCCTATGACGGCAACCTGACTTCGCTAGGTAAATTGGGTTTAGGACTTGACCAATCAATCATCAAGTCAAAATCTTTTGACAAAGTTTTTCAATCACTCACTGGAACATTTGGTGGCTTTGCTGAGAATGAAGCGCAAAGCACTGAAAAGGCATTTGCCCGTATCAAAATTGCCAGTGATGAAGTTCAGGAACAAATTGGCACTGCATTGCTTCCATTGATTCAAGAATTAACGGCATTCATTTTGACTGATGTTGTTCCAGTTATTCAACAATTTGTCAACGGCTTGACTGGTACGGGTGGACTTGATGAAAGTTTGACGGATTCTGAAAATAGCGCGCTTGCATGGGGCAAACGTATCCGAAGCCTTATTGGAACCGTGGTTGAATTTAAAGACGAATTAATTGCCGTTGCTGCCGTTATTGGAACAGTTTTTGTAGTGTCTAAAATAAGTGCGGCAGTGACCGCAACAATTGCATTGATTAAAACGCTCATTGCGGCTTACAACGCCTTAAAAGTTTCAGCAATTGTCACTGGTGTTGCAACCGCATTTGCATTGAACCCATTGTTGGGTGTCGGTGCAGTGGCTTTAGCGGCTGGTGTTTTGTCGGCTGCAAATGCTTTAGCAAATTCGAGTAAAGGTGAAACAAATTTTGCGGTTGGCGGTGCGCCTGGTGCTATTAGCGGCGGTGGTTCTGCAACTTCAGGTTCAGGTGGAACAGGTGGTGGAACTACATCAGGCGGCGGTGGCGGTGGTGGTGGCGGTGTAACTGCTGCCGTGGCATCAGCGGTTGCTGCGACAAAAGCCGTGGCTGGTGGTGGATTTACTGATTCCCAAAACGCGGCACGTTTAATTGCTGCTGGTGGCGGTGGGTTCACAGATTCACAAAATGCCGCGCGATTAGCCGCACAAGCACCACAAATCAACATAACAGTTAATGGAGCAATTGATAAGGAAGGCACTGCCCGAACAATTGTTGACACAATAAATGATTCGTACTATCGCGGCACTGGTGGAGCAACCGCGTTCCAGGCAATCTAATGACACAATGGAATCCAATTTGGAATGTTGAAATTGACGGTGTTGCATACACAAACGCAATTCTTTCAAATTTAACAATTGCCAGCGGTCGGCGCAATATCTATCAACAAGCACAGGCGGGTTATATCAACCTTCAATTAATAGATGTGAACCAGGCCACAAGTCCCGTTTCAATTAATTCAAGCATTACGGTTCAAATTAAAGATTCCACAGATGCATTCATTCCCATTTTTGGTGGCAATGTTGTAGATATTGGCCTTGAAATTTATGACGTGGGTTCAACGACTTTCACTCAAACTTACTCAATCATTGCTTTGGGAGCATTGGCGCG